ACTAAGTCCCGCGCACATGCACGGAACAAATCGATATGGAACATCTGTTATATTTGTATAAGCTCCAACATCTTGAATTCTTTTTGCATAATAATAGAACATTACATTATCCACCTGATCGGAACCTGGTGTTAAATATAAAGTGATTGTAATTTTATCTATAAGTCTTTGTACATAATATTGAGTTGGAGTTCCTTCTGAATATTTAGAAGATAAAGCGCTGTAACCTGATCTGCTAATTTTTGTAAGTGGAAAATCTACAACTGGATCTTGATCTGTTTGTCTATAACTTGCTTCTAAAATATCATCAGCACCATATGTAATAGAGTTATAATTATAAACTGCAGTATTATCGGTATGAGTTGCAGCTGTTGTACTATTAGCACCTCTTGTACAACCTGTTATTGTATTATTAGCTGTATTAGTTCCAGTATAAGTAATTTGTTCTGAATCTATTAATAATGTTCCAGATGTTGGAAACTGCCAAACTGAATCTAATGTAATTGTTGTAGCGATTGCACTAATTGCACCATCTAAATAACTAAAAGTTGCATCTGAAGTACCATCTCCTGAAGATCTATAAATAGTATAAACAGATTGACCTTCTACCATTGAGATTGTGTTTTGTGCAACTTCCCAATAATGAAGACCACGATTGCTCCACTCTTGAAACATAATGTTCAGCGAGCGACGGGCGGCTTTCATCTGATTACCGGTATTATTAATCATACCAAGTCTCTCAAATGACTCTTCTATAATATCATCTATATAGAAAGTTTTTTCAAAAACTGTAGTTCCTGATGAAGCCATAATTGACTCCTACTTATCTATAAATAACGTAATGTTTAAAGCACTAGTATTGCTTATAATTCCTATACCATCAACTATTGCACTACCATTTCGTTCTGCGTATAGAACTCCGTCTTCCGGTAAATTTAAAGTTTCTACTTGTCCTGCTCCAACAGAAATTGGAATATAAACACCTGTAGTCGTATTAGGACTAACAGTAGTAGAATTTGTTAAACCATTAATTACAGCAGTTCCTGAACTTCCAGTTGATTGAGCAATAAATCCTCTTAATCTTGTTGGTCCAGCAAATAAAACTGCAGTACTAACATTACTTGCTATTGAAACTGGTTTTACATCACTCTTCATATTTTTCTCCTCTTAATTAAGGAGCCCTTTCGAGCTCCTTAAAAATTAATTATTATACCGCAGCACTAAATGGAGTAGCTGGTGTACCTGTGTCAGCTGAACTTACAGTTACTGCCCATTTACCTGTTGCTAATGCAACACATTCAATTTTTGAAGGTGCTATACCGCCTGTTGTCGAACCATTTAAAGTAACAGTATCAGATGAAGCGGATGTATTAAATCCAACTGCATTATCTGAAGTGTCATCTACAAATATAGCACGACCTGACATAACGTCAGTTGCGTTTGCAACTTGTACAATTAAAGAACCAGTTTTAGTGGTATCAGAAAAAATTGTAAATTTTGCGCCAAGGTTATTTGAGTTATTATAATCTGCTCCTGGTCCAGAAATTGCTGAATCAGCTGTAGCGTTGATTGCTGGTAATGTATAAGTTACCGCGCCAGCGCCACTGTTGTAGACTATTCTTCCTGCATGCTCAGCAACTGTTAAAGTTGTGTTTGAGTTTGCAGTTATTACGTTTGCAGGTCCCGTTTGTATAAATCCAGATTTGGATACTACTGGTCCTGAAAATGTTGATGTTGCCATAGTTTTATTCTCCTAGTTATTCCAATCTAGTCTCTAGGCCGTCGACTATACGCGTCTAGATCAGAAGTTAATGTATAGTGATTAAAATATAGCTTAATTTATTAAATAGTGCAAGGGATACCTGCATCGAAAATCTACTTTTCGGATATATAGCTAGGTTTTTAGCCCGCTATAGAAAATTCAGGAGCAGCCATTTCTACTTTAATTTGTCTATGAGCAATCTCTGCTTCAGACAATTTAATTTGGTTAATGATTCTTCGAATCTCTTCGTCGATCTTAACCATGTCAAGAGTATACTTTCCCTCTTGAACGTAGTGTTGCTCCCAATCAAGTTCTAATGACCTTTTCTTCGTGTAAAGGTTTTGAACTGATATCATCTACAACCTCCTCATAGGTTATCCAGCATTTATCTTTAGCAAAAGATCGCATGCTGTCTTTAAGTAATATACCTTTTTTTCCTATTTTGTCAAGGATAGCTAATTCTATACTTTCTGCACTATCTTCTGCTTCAATGTTAAAATTAGCCATGTGACCATAGGCTCTAAGTTTTACTTGAAACAATTTTGTCATAATTCATTCTTTCTATCAGATTTAAGGGGCCCCATAAAGAGGCCCCAAAAATAAAAAATGCTTATAGATTAAGCACCTGGAGAACCGTACATACCTCTAGGGTCAGACCAGCCGAAGCTGTATCTTTCTCTAGCTTTGTATCTTACGTTACCAGTATCAAAATCACCTTCCATAGCAGTTTTGATAGGTGCTCTTACGAACATCTTCATACCGTTTGGAACGTCAGTTTTGATAAAAAATGCATCAGTATCAGTTAAGAAATTGTTAACCACATAACCTTGTGGAACCATTCCCATTGATTTGATTGCATTGATGTCATTATCAGAAGTAGAAGTTCTACCTGCTGATTTCATTAATCTTTCCGCTGTGAATTGTAATTCTTTTGGAATGATTAATTTAACACCTTGAGCTGCAATTTTTAAACCACGCTCATCAGTAAATGCATTGATATCAATCAATGATTGTTCTAATGAAGTTTCGTTTAAGTCAGCAGCTGTGCTTAACGTGTTGCTAAACGTACCAGCAATTGTAGGATGTGAAGTGCTTAATAAAGCAACTCCGTCACCACCAACATAAGAAGCGCTAAATGCGTTATTTAAAACGTTAGCCCCTGTTACTTGCTTAGTATTTGCCATAGATCTTGCTAATGCTTTTGTATATCTAGACGCAAGTCTGTCATACAAATTGTCCTCAATCGCTTCTTCAGTGATTGCGAAAGCAAGTGCTATAGTGTTGTGAGTGTATCTAGCTGTGAAAGTTTCTTGAGCGTTATCAAATGTAACACCAGATCCTTCCGCCTTGATTTCTGCGTTAGCGAAACCTGATAACATTACTTCCTCTTCGAAAGCTCTGTCTGAAGTTTCAGTATCGAAAATTTCAAGATGCTGATTCTCATATCTCTTATATTCCAGGCCGAATAGTGCATTCAATCCTGGTTCTAGTTCTTTAACTAGTTGTCCTCTTGATATAGCCATATTCTTATATTCCTGTAAATTGTTTAAAGAAATGGTTATTAATGATAGCAGTTACTACTACGTTCGTAGAGTAAGTTGTTGCATTTAATAATTCATTTCTAGTGTTGTCTTTTGACACACCGATAACTCGCATTTGAGCACCTGTGGAAACTGCCAATCCAGTAGTATTTATTTGTACTTTAGATACAAAATTAGCTGAAGATCCAGCTGTATATACCACATTTCCGTTTAAGAAAATGTCTGCGATTGCCAGAGCTCCGGAAGCTTGCACTTCATATCTCTCATACGGGTCATCTGTAACATAGCCCACAATATCTGTAGCAGTGTTTGAAGCTGCTAAGTTGTTGGCCCATGTTGGTTTCTTAGTTGAAGCATTCGTAAAGAAAACTCCGTTCAGTGAACCTAACAATTGATCATTAGTAGTAGCTACCGTAATGTATCCAGTTGCTGCTGCTGTTACTGGGTCATTTTGATAAATAGCTGAGCTACTTGCCGCAATGTTATATTCACTTAAACCTTGAGCATCTCTATTCTGTCCAACTTTGCCTATCGGATTTAATCCGAAGGCTGCGTTTGGGTTAGCCATAGTTTTTTCCTTGTTTAAGTTTATTTAATCGTTGGTATTACAAAAAAATTATTTTTTGTTGGTACCACCGAAAGTTACACGAGTCTGCCTCTCACTATTGATTGGCATACTTGGATGCTGATCCTTATAGACGTCGTTATTAATTGCATCTTCTCGATCCTTAGTTTGTTTTGCAAAATAAGCATTACGAGCCTTTGCGACTTCTTCCGGTATCCTTGCCAGCGCAAGGCCACCATGTCCGATTACTCCCGCGTATTTTCCGTCTTGAATCGTCGAAAAATTTTCACCTGGATATTCGTCAGCTCTCACTAACTCCCATCCGGTTCTTAATTTATTCGAAACGTTTTTAGTGTCATCCTGACCTAAAACTTCGAGTCTAATCCAACGGTGTATAAAACCGTCTTTTGGGCGCGGTGCATCTAAACTTGATGGTGGAGTCCAAGTTGTAGGTCTCTTTTCAGCAGTCCTAGTTTGGCTCGCACGTGGGGTCTTAATTTTTTCGTTTGTCATATGCCTATACCTCCTTCGTGATATTTAATTGTTTCGCATACTCTTCCAATGGCACTCCTAATTTTTTAGCGATAGCAACTTGAGAAGGCGTGAGTCTCACAGTTTTGCGACCAGGTTTTACACTTCGCTTCGCTGAAGCTACTACTTGTGTAGGTTTGGTCGTTTCCGTTGTTGCAATCTTATCAAATTTATTCGGAAACTCAAGTCTTATTCTTCTATCAATTTCCGTATAATATTCGTCACTTTCCGTATCATAGCCTTCATCATCTACAAGTGTTTTATGTATATCAAAAGCCGTATAAGTCATAGGTTTATCAGTGCCAAACCACTTATTTTTAGCACCCCATGATTCTGCTCTTGGACTTCCTGTAGTTGTTTGAGTATAATTTTGTCTTGGAACAACTGTTTCAGCAATCGTTGTTTGCTTA